ACGCGCGAGCTGACCACGTCCTTGATGGCCGTAAGCAGGGCGGTCTTGAGCGAACTGCCGATGGCCGACCAGATAGACTGCGACTTGGTCAGCAGCGCGTCGAAGACGCCTTCGGCTTGGCGCTTGAAGGAATCGAAGATCCGCTGGTTGTGATCGCGCACCAACTGCGCCTGGCGGATCGCCGCCTTCTCGCGCGCGCCCTGGATCGCGGCATCCGTGGCTTCCTGCTGGAACCGGCGGATTTCATCGCGCTGCGCTGTGAGTTCGGCGATCCGCGCCTGGATCTCATCGGCCCGGTAGCCGAGCCGCTTGAGCTGCGCATCTTCCTCGATCACCATCCGCGAGGTTTCCAGATCAAACAGCCGCATGCGGATCTCGTGGACCCGCGTGAGGTACTCGATCTCGATCGCTGCCTTGCGCTGCTCGATAGCTGCCTTTTGCTCCAGCGTCTGCGCGTTCGTGGCATCGAGCGCCCGCAATTGGGCCTCACGCGCGATCCCGGCCCGCGTCTCCTCAATGCCGAGCATCTGCTCCAGGTGATCGAGGTTCCGCTTCGCGATCTCCTCGTTGTAGGCCAGCCGCTGGCTGAACAGTTGCGACTCGATCTCCAGCCGCCGGCGCGCGGCTTCTTCCTCTGCGGCCAGATACTCATTGAGGTTCTTGCGGTTGGTCTCCTGGACTTCCTTTTGCCAGTTGGCCAGGCGCTCGCGCAGTTCGCCGATGACGTTCTCCCACGCCGCGCGGGTCAGCGCGATCCGCTGCTCGTTTCCGCGCTCGTCGACGAACGTGGTCCACTTGCGAATCTGCTCCTGGACCTCGGCCACGTCCCGGGCGAAACCCGTCAGTCCGCGCCGACGCGCTTCTTCGAGCGCCCGCGCGCTCTCGCGCTCCACCTCCAACTGGCGCTTGCGGATCTCGGCCGCCCGTTTCAGCGCTTCGAGGTCCGCCTCCGATGACGACTTGATACGGAGTTTGGGACCCTCGTAGATGGGCGGCTCCCACTCACCGGGCAGCCAGCGCTTCTCTCCAAGTAAGGCACGGATCTGCTCATCGGTCATCCCCTGCTTGCGCAGCGCGTCCACGCTGGTCCTGCCGCTCAGCAGATCCTCGCGCAGCGCCTTGCGCTGCATCTCGTCGAAGCGGGCCTGAAGCTGATCCTGGGTGTCCTTCCACTGCGAGTAGATGGCAAAGCCAGCGCCGACGACGCCGACCGCGAGCAGAGCGTAGGGGTTGATGCTCGCGAGTTGGAGCGCAGCGATCGACTTCGCGAGCGCCATGATCTTGTCGGCCAGGGCGTAGGTGGCAAGGATGCCTGAAACCCACAGCGCCACCTCGCCGAACTTCTTGAGCAGGTCGGTGTTCTCCCGGAGCCAGCCGACCAGGCCGCGCAGGTTGCCGATCAGCGCCTTGAAGTCATCCTGGAACTTGGCCCCGATGTCTTCGCGCAGGTTGTTGAACTCACGCCGCAGCGCGCCCAGTTGGCCCTCGACCGTCTGGGAAGCCGCTGCGTGTGCGCCCTGGATCTTGGCGCCTTCCCGAGTGACCGCGTTGTAGCGGAGCTGCTTCTCCTCGGTCTCGGTGAGCGCGCGGCCCAGTTGAAGCTGTGCGATCTGCGCTTCCTTCTGGAAGTCGACGAACAGCCCCAGCGTGCGCAAGCCCCGCGAGGCGCCCGACTCGATGGCCATCACGATGGATTCCAGCGCCTCGCCGGCGGCGATGTTCTGGACCGCAGCCGCATCCTTGGACAGTTTCGCCAAGCCTTGCGCCTTCGACAGCTCCAGGTCGGCAACGATCAGCCGCTCAACGGCGTGTGCGGCTTCGGTGTACTCGAAGCCGATATCTTCGATCGCTGAGACCTGCCTGGCGGCCGCGGCCGCACCCACCCCGTGGGCGTTGGCCAGCGCCTTGAACGAGCCCTCGGCTTTAGCATTCTCAGCGGCCATCATGACCGAACCGACGGTGAACTCCTTGGCCCAAGAGAGCGCACTCTTGATGGCGTCGGCGAACAGGTTCCCGGCGGTCGCGCCCTTCACCATCGCGGCGGTCATTCCGTCGATTCCCTGCGCCGCGCCCCGGGCGGTCTTCACCGCCAAAGCCTCCATGCTGGACAGGCTCGCGTTGACGCTCTTGATGGACGCATTGGCCCTGTTGGTGTCGACTTCAACGACGAGTTCGAGCCTGTTGTCAGCCACGGCTACTGGTTGTTGCCATATCGCAAATTTGCGAATAGACTAGAGGGAGTGTGCCGAAGACTACCGTCGTCTTGTACCGGGAGGCAGATGGCTCCTGCCCGTTTCTCGACTGGTACGGCGGGTTGCAGGTCAGGGCGCAGGCGAAGTGCCTTCTCCGGCTGGAACGGCTGCGCGAGTTGGGGCATGAGCTGCGCCGCCCCGAGGCGGACTACCTGCGGGACGGGATCTATGAGCTTCGCGTTCGCTTTCAGCACGTGCAGTTTCGGGTCCTGTACTTCTTCCATGGAACAATGGCGGCGGTCGTCTCCCACGGAATTGCGAAAGAAGGGGCGGTGCCTGCCAAGGAGATTGATCGGGCGGTTGATCGCAAGAAGCGTTTCGAGGCCAACCCCGTCAAACATTGCCATTCCGAGGAGGTTACAGAATGAGCGTCAAACGAAAACCCACGACTGATGCAGTGGAGATCCTCCACCGGCGATTCTTCAAGGGACAGCCTGAGCGCCTGAAGGCGCTGGAAGAGGCTCGGGCCGACGACGAAGTCGCCCGCAAGATCTTCGAATTGCGGAAGAAGGCCGGTCTGACGCAGGCCCAGTTGGCGAAGATGATCGGCACGACGGCGTCGGTGATTTCACGCCTCGAAGACGCCGACTATGAAGGCCACTCGCTCGCGATGCTGCGCCGGATTGCAGCCGCCTTAGACAAGCGGGTCGAGATTCGTTTCGTTCCGGTCCGGCGGTCTGCGTAGAAGCCGGCGTCAAGCCGGTGGCGCCGCCTGTTTCTCCTGCTCGTACCTCGTTTGCTCTTCTTCCAGTGCAAGGATTGCGGCGAACTCATCGGCCCGGATCTCGTCAAGCGAGATCCGTAAGCCCATCTTTAGCGCCGACCGGAGGTCGAGCGCGCGCCGCAGCAACAGACCAACCTCGGAGGATTGTGCGGCATCCAGCCTGTCCAGAGGGCAGTGGTCGCAGCGGCCGCCATCGTCGGGAGCGTCAGGGCAGAGGCCGGGGTCACAGAGTTCGTCGCGCCGCAGCGCCCAGTGAACCAGGAACCGCAGGGAGGGCCTTTCAGGCCCCTGCCCGGGCGTCAGTTTGGGTCGCCCGACTCCTGGAATGCACCATCGAGAGCGTCGATCGCGGCTTTGACTGCGACGGCCTGGTGGATGATGGGTACATCGCCGGCGTACCCTTCTGAAGATTCGAGCAGCTTCTTGAAGAGCGCACCCGCCGGGGCCAGGTTGATGATCAACTCCTGTCGGTTGTAAGGCAGATCTAGCACCCGCGCGAAGGCTCGGCGGTACTCAAAGACATCCTTGGCCGAGGGCATCTTCAGGATGTGCGACACCGTGCCGCCGAGAACGCGCAGCGTCACACGGAAACCGTCGCCCACTTGGACCACGTCATCGACATCGGCCTGGCTCAACTGCTCGATGATGCGGCTGGCTTCGAAGGCATCGACCTCAGGTGCATTCTCCTCGGGCACCCGGATCTTGGCTAGTAGCGCAGCATCGGCTTCCGCCGAGTCCGGGATCGTGGTTTCGGACACCCCGCGCCCCAGTTGCTTCACGATGACCTTGCGCTTCTTCTGGCGGTCGATCCATTCCTCGTCGGTCGGGAAGCGCACGCGGATTGGCTTCACGCCATCGGGCGTGCGCAGGTGGATGGTGATGGGTTGCTTTGCGTCAAACATGAAGATCCTCTCTATTGGCAGATCCCGTCCACGTTGCATTTGGCTACGGCCGAGACGATGCCGTTGGTCTCATCCCACATCGGCAGGCATTCGACCGACACGGTGACGATGCCGTCGGTCTCGCCGACTTCGGCTGAGGCAAAGGAAACCTTGTGCCAGGTGATCTCGAGCGAGTTGTTCGCGTCGTAGGTGAGCGCCAGCACCGCCGTGCCCGTGGTCTGGCTCTTGAGCTTCGTGAGTTCCGTGGACCCGTTTTCGAAGCGGGCGACGAAGCGCAGCGTGCCCTGGCGGTTGCCGAACTCAAGCCGGCCGCGGATCGCCCCGCTTGCGCCATCGCCCGGCGTCTGGAAGCCCGAGCCGGGAAAGAAGCCACCGTCCAGCCGGACGTTGTTCTTCCAGGAGGTCTCAAGCGAGACGATGTTCTTGTTCGAGACGTAGTTGACGCCGTTGATCGAGAGCGCAAGCGACGCCGACGGCAGGAGCTTCTCGACCGTCGCCGCCGGCATGGTAATGCCCGAGGGCTCGGTGGTCTTACCCGAACCGACAAACTCGACGGTGATCTTCGAGTTGGCACGGCCGGGTCCCGAGCCGATCGAGATCGTCCAGCCTTCGACCACACATCCCACCGCCATCCGGTCGACGACGACGCCCGCGCCGGGACGGATCTGCTCGACAAAGGAGAAGTAGGGCAGCTCGGCCGCATCGCCGCTTGCTGGGAACAGCGGAGTGCACGTGTAGGTAAAGTTCGGCGTCGTGCCCGACTTGACTACTTTCCCCAGGCCGAACGCCATCGCCCAGGCGCCGATCTCCGCACCCAAATACTTCTCGAGCGTCCCGTTCACGTCCCAGGAGGTTTGGAAGGACTGCGTCGGAAACTCGTGGCCCTTGCCGAACTCCTCGGCGTCGTTTTCGGTGTTCAGCTTCGGGTTGGCGAGCGCAGCATTCAGCTTCCGTAACTGCCACATCTGGGCGCCGGTGTTGGGTGTAGCAATGCCGGCCTGCCTCTGCTTACCGAAGCAGATCTGGATTTCCTGCATCCGCGTGACGGACATCAGGCGTTACCTCCTCTTCCGTGACTTGCCGCCAGCCGCGCACCATGAGCGGCACGATCTTTGCCGGCGTGGCTTCCACTTCCTGTACCTCACCATCGGGCGAGCGCATGAGTACCGTTTCAGTCATCTCCGATCTCCACAAAGCCGAGCGGCACTTCAAAGTAGTCGAGCCCCTCGGCGTCGGTCTGCCGGTCAATCCGCGGTAGGTCCATCGGGTGGCAGGATGGATGGACCGTAGCGTTGAGCATCGGGACACCCGCCGACACCGGCACACCCTTCGTGACCAGCCGGAACAGCCGGTAGTAGGAGGTGGGCGGGTCGCCGTCGAAGGTCTCGCGCGCCCGCAGGTAGAGCGTGACCTGGTGACGCCAGACATCGGTGCCGCCGAAACTCGACGGCTGCGTCCCCTGCCAGGCGGCCATAATCCCTGGTGCGGGCATCTCGTGGATTGCCGCCGCAAGGCTTGCCCGCTTCGGATACTGATCGTGATAGGCGAAGATGCGCCGCTCATCGCCGCCCATCTCGGCGACCAGCTCCGGGATGTCGTGCAGCAGGACGACCAGGTTGTCGACCAGTTCCGCCGGGTTGATCATCGCTGCTTCCCTCCCAGAGCACCCTCGACGAGCAGGCGGGACTTCATGGCATCAAGTATCTTGCGGGCGGCCTCCACGACTGCTGTCTTGTTCTTCGGCGAAAACACCATCCACGCCTCGCGCTTCTGATTGGCCCAGGCCTTGATCCGGTCCTTGCGGGTCGAGACGTTGGCCTTGGCCCGGTTCTCGCTCACCGTGCGGACCTGGAAGTTGCGCAGCAGGTCGCCCGAGAAGGTCAGGTTGCGGAGGTTGCCCTTGCCCTTCCGGGTTTTCCAGATCGCGTAGCGCTTGGTGAGCGGCTTGGCGGCGGAATCCTCCGGGCCCTGAGCCGCGGCGAGCCGCGCTTTCACTGCCGCGACGCCCGCCGCACCCAGCTCGTACATCTGCTGCTGGCGGAAGTTGAGCAGATCGAGACGTAACTGCTTCTTCTGGTAGACACGAACGCTGCGCATCGATCGCCTCAAAGGAACTTGTGCGCAATTGCCCACAAGTCGCCAACATCCGCCAGATCTGGCGGAAGTCCGACTTCCGGAAGATTTTCCGGAAGTCAGTTGGCTCTGCGTAGCCGGAGCACGGCGGCGCCGTCGGCGTCGGCTTCGATGTCGAAGACCTTGTACCGAGTGCCTTCGATCTCGACCTCGTCCCCGCGCACGGGCGCCGCGGGCAGGTCGGCGAGCCGGACAAACAGCACGGCATAGACGCCCGGCGAGGCATCCTCGGCTTCCCGCGCCGGCTGAAACACCGCGCGGACCGTCGCCGCGCCGCCCGCCTCCGGCAAGTAGACGACCTCGCGGCCGAACGTTTGGACGACGGCCGCGTTCAGTTCACTCACCGCCTGTTCCCACCCGCTCATGGTCAGGACTTCGTTCCCTTGACCAGCACGTCGGGCCGCAGGCAGATCGGTAGCGGATTCTGCTGGGTGTGCAGGTCCGTCCCCCGCCCAAACTTCCGCGGCTCCTGCTTGGCGTAGAGCGGCAGGCCGAGGGTGTTCGCCGTCTCGTTGAAATCGGCCGGCGCGAAGAACGTCCGGAAGGTGTTGGCCGTGCCGAGCGGGAAGAAGTGGGCCTCGTCGTCGGCGATGAACTTCCGCACGGCTCCCGAGGCGTCGGTCGCCTGGCCGCGGTACTCTTCAAAGGTCACGCCGCCGAAGGTGAATCCCGTGCGGTAGTCGTTGCCAAGCTGCTGGTTGCGCTGGTAGTACTGGAAGGCCTCCTTCACCTTCGCGTGGGTCGTGAAGGCGTCATAGAAGCCCGACGAGCACAAACACAGGATGCCCGTCATGAACTCGCCCTTGAGGTTGTCCTCGATGTGGCGCTTCACTTCGAGCACCTTGAGCAGCACCTCGGTCGAAGCGGTGCCCAGGGCGAAGTTGACGGTCTTCGGCGTGATGTCGAACTCGGTGTAAAGGTTGTAGAGCGTCGAGCCGTCGGCGTCGAGGATCACGCCCTTGAGCGCTCCCATGCGCAAATGCTCCAGCGTGATCGCGTGCTTGTTGCGCATGTTCTGGAGCTTCAGGGCGAGCAGATCGGCGAGCGCCTCGGTTTCGGATTCCGAACCGAAGGCGCGAATGCCCTGCACCTCTTCGGGCAGCACAGCGTCGTCATGCGGAATGTGCGGGATGACGAACGACCGCACCTTGCGCTTGCCCTGCGTGCCCACGGTGCCGGGCGCGCCGACGGGCTGCGTGGGCAGCAGGTTCAACACGCCGCTCATCTCCTCGATGATGACGGTCCGCGTGCGGACCCCGGTGGCGGGCATGAGGTTCAACTGCTCGAGCCGGCCGTAGGTGTTCGGAATCTTGTTGATGGCCGCCGTGAGGGCGACCATGTTGAAGGCATCGGTGGCGAATGGATTGAGCATCGGCATGGATTACGCTCCTTCCCGGACGAGAATGCCCAGGGCTTTCAGTTGACTGATGGCGGCGGTCTTCTGCGGGCCGGTGATCGAGCCGGGCCAGATGAGGCCTTTGTCCGAGCAGATGGCGTGGCGCGCGATGATGGCGCCCGGCTTGTCGGCGGCGCTCGCGTCCACGGCTCTTAGCAGCACGCCGGCAGCGTTCTGCGAGCCATCGCTTGCGCCCGGCGCAAGCTGCGTCACCTTGCCGCTTGAGGTGATGATGCCTACCACGGTGCCTGTCGCCAGGTTCTGGCCGCTCGCGACGGTGACCTCGTCGCGGCTGTAGAGGTTGTCCTCTTCGAATTTCAGCCAGTCGCCGAGGTAGTTCGATTCGGATTGAACGGGCATGGGTTACTTCGCTCCTTTCGGGCCAGCCAAGGCCAGGCAGGCCTTGACGACCGGGTTCTCATCGAGGTTCTGCTTGGCCTTGGTGTTGGCCTCCGGCAGAACATGCGATCGGATTTCTTCTTGGTTGGCCTCGGCCCGCAGCGCGAGCAGTTCCTTGCGGACCTCAGCCGCCGAGAGATGCCGGCTGATAAAGTCGCCGGCGAGCGAAGGCCGGCCGGCGATCGAGCACAGCACGACGATCTCGGCCGCCTCGGCGTAGCCCTGCTCGCGGGCTTGGGCCTCGATCGCGGCGAGATCGGGAACGGGCGGACTCGCGGCCGCCTGGGTTGCTTCAGACATTGGAGTGCCTCCTTTTGTGAACTTGGGTTTTGACAACGACTCGGTCATCGCGGCCAGGGCGTCGCGGAAGGTGCCGACGCGGTCGGCGAAACCCTGGGCGACGCTGTCCTCGCCGTAAAGGATGCCCGCCTCGGTCGAGCGCACGGCCGCGGCGCTCAGGCCGCGGCGGCGGGCCACGGCGTCGACAAACATGCCGTAGAGCCGGTCGACCTCGGCCATGAGCACCGACCGGGCGCCATCGGAGAGCGGCTCGTGCGGGTTGAAATCGTTCTTTCGGGCCCCGGCGAAGATCGTCGTGTAGCGGAGACCGTTGGCGGCATCCCAGCCGCTCTGGTCGAGGTGCATGGCGATGATGCCCACCGAGCCGACGCCGCCCGTGCGAGTGACCCAGATGCGGTCCGTGGCCGAGGCAAGCAGATACCCCGCGCTCAGCGCCCAGTCGTCGACCGATGCCCAGACGGGTTTCAGCCGCGCCGCTTCTTCGATCAGGCTCGCCACGTCCCACGCGCCGTTGGCCTCGCCGCCGTAGCTGTCCAGGCGCAAGAGGATCCCCCGGACCTGCGGGTCCGTGGCGGCCTCGAGGATCTCGTTGCCCAACTGCTCATAGGAGGTGAGCCCCGACTGCGCATCCATCCCCGAGGCGCGGTTGACCAGGCTGCCCGAGACTTCGATGACGGCGATGCCGGCGTCGGTCACGGCGTAAGGCTTCCGCGACCGTTGTTCGGTGAGCAGTGCCGCGTCCACGGCAGGCGGCTCCAGGCCGAGGCGCGGAGCCAGCACGGCCAGAATCGCCGCGAGCTTCTTCTGATCGATCATCAGCGGCGTGTGGAACACGCGCGAAGCGATGTGCGGAAGGTTCGTCATTGGACTAGCGGTGCGGGCTCTGGCTCGATGATTCGCTGCCCGTTGCTCGTGGTCTTGCGGGGATCGGAGTCATAGGTCAGCCCCAGCGAGTCGGCGCGTGCGTTGTCGGCAGCGGCCTGCCGGTCCACGTCCTCCTCGTCGTAGCCCATCTCGTTGATGACGGCGCTGCGCGGCTTGAAGCCCGCGCGCACGGCCGTGACCTCGGCGTTCATGTCCTTCAACGGATCGACCCAGGCCCAGGAGGGCGGCCGCCATTCGACATCGAGGTAAGCTTCGGGCGCGCGGGCGTAGTCGCGCGCATCGATCGCGCCGGTTAGGGCCGCCGCTTCGATCCACGCCCGCCACACCGGGCGGCAGAACTGAAACACCATCACCTGGTGCTGGAACTGCTCGCAGCGGCGGCGGAATTCGAGCAGTCCCGCGCGGATCGAGGAGTAGTTCACACGCTCGAGGTCCCCCGTGAGTTGCTCGTAGGTGATCCCGATGCCCGCGGCGATCGCGCGCAACTGGACGCGCATGAACTCCGTGTACATGCCGCCCACGTCGCCGGGCTCGGTGAACTTCACATCTTCGCCGGGCAGCAGCTTCACCATCGAGCCGGGTTCGATTCCAGCCAGCGGCGCGCCGCTTGAGTCCGTCTCGCCCTCGCCCGGCTTCGCGCCGATCACCGGGTCCTCGGGGTTGTTCTCGGTAATGAAGGCTGCAAACATCGCCGCCAGCTTCTTGCGCACCAGCTCGGCGTCGTCGTACTGATCGAGTTCGTGGAGCTTCACCAGCACCTGCGTGAGCCACGGCTGGCCGCGATGCTGACCAGGGCGCAATGGCTTGTAGATGTGCAGGACGGTATCAGCTGGCACGCGCGCCGTCTCGCCGGCGTTGAAGAACATAAGCTTCTCGCCCGGGTGCTCGCGGTAAAGGTGATACGCCACGCGGCGGCCGAGCTTGTCGAACTCGATTCCCGCACGGATGACGTTTCCGTTGGGCAGATTCTCGTTTTTCGTGGTCGGTAGGTGCTCGGCTTCGAGAAGCTGGAGTTGCAGCGGCACGGTCAGCCCGTCCTCGGGCCGGCGGTCGCGGATGCGGACCAGACACTCGCCGCCCTCGATCGTCGAGCGGCAGACCAGCGCCTGAAGCCCGTAGAAGTCGGTCAGCCCTGCGGCATCGGCCTCGTCGGTCCAGCGCAGCCAGAGTTCCTGAAGCCGCCGTTTGACCGACGGGTCCGGGTGTTTCGATTGCGGCTTGATGCCCGTGCCGACGGCGTTGCCGACAAAGCTTTCGACCGCATTGCTCGCCCAGGCGTTGCGGCGCACCATGTCGCGGGAGCGGGACCGCAGAGCGTCGCCACCGCCGGCCACCAGGGCGTTGATCCCTTCATTTGAAGGGTTCCAACCTTGCGTGCGGCGCGTGATGGCGGCGGCCTCGTAACCAGTGAGCGCCCGAAGGGGCGCCCCAAACGCCGCCCGCATCAAGTTGCGCCAGTAGCCCATCAGAAACCTTTGGTTGTATAGGTCCGGATCACGCGCGAGCGCGGGCGCGCCGGATCCGCCGCGGCCATCGCGGCTTTCACTTCGGCGATCGCCTTCTTGAGTTCATCGACGCTGCGGTACTCGAGGCTTCGGCCCTCGAACGTCACGCGCAGCGTGCCGCTGGCGAGCGCCGCCTCGAGGGCTTCGAGTTGGGCTTGCGAGTAGGCCATGGGTCAACGCCTTATCGCTTCATCCAGTTCGAGCTCACCGTCCGGCGGCGCACGGCGCGCGGCTGAGGCGGCGCCGCCGGTTCCGGCTGTGTGGCCGGTGCAGGCAAGAATTGCTCGAGTTCCCGCCAGTGCTTCTCGGTGAAACGGTCGATGCCGTAGATCGAGGCCGCCGCGCGTGCATAGACCCGGCAGTCCAGCGCCTCGTTGCGCCGGTTGGGCGCGACGACCCAGTGGCCTTTGACCAAGCTCTCCGAGGTCAACTGCCGGAAATACTCTTCCTCGTAGCGCGGGAAGTGGCAGTAGCCCGCCGGGAACGGCTCGCCGCTTTCCTTCGTCGGCGGCACGAGACGCAGGCGGCTGTAGAGTTCCGACTTCGCCACCGAAGTGCCGAGCGTCCACAGCCGTGTCCCGCGCCGCTTGCTCGCATCCACGGGCGAAGCGCCCAGAATCAGCCGGTCCGTCCGCGCCGTGCCTTTCACCGCCACGGCGGTCTTGGGATGCGCGGCCCGCGCGCCAGCCGGGCCCCAGGAGGCCTGAGGATGGCCGCGCACCCAATCGTATGTGATGCGCGGGTTGAAGCCCGAGTCGACGCAGAGCACGCGGATCGGCAGCCGCATGCCGCTCGCGTGCGGGAACTCTTCCTCAAGCAGCGCGTCGAGCTGCCGCCAGACATCCGCTCGCGCCGTGTCGCCCACGAGCACGCGGTAGTCGACCGACCAGGACTCCTTCGCTCGCCCCCAGGCCACCACTTCGACTTCGATCCGGTCCCGCTGCACGTCGGCGCCGGCGGTGAGAAACAGCCCGCCCTGCGGGACCGTGCCAATCGGATAATCCTCGCGCCGGTCATACAGCGGCTGCCAGTCCGGCGCATCGCCGCGCTCCTGCCACGACTCGCCGAGCACGAGATTCACAAACGACTTCAGCCGCTCGACATCCTTATGCGCCTTCTCCCAGTCGTCGGCTGCGCGCTCCCAGGAATACCACCCCACGGGGCTGTACAAGCTAGACAGGTGATACCCGCGCGTGCGCCCGTCGCCTGCCGCTTCGGGCCGCCACTCACCTCGCGCGAGCATCCCGTTCTTCTGATGATTGAAGATGGCCTGCTCACACGCGATGCAGTGGTAGGCTGCTTTGCGCGGCTCACCCTTCGGCCAGCGCAGACGCTCGAACTTGAGCACCTGGAACTCGCCGCAGTGCGGGCAGGGCACCCAGTAGCGCCGCTGATCGCTTTCAGCGAACGCTGCCTCGATCCGGCTCAGGCCCGTCACCAGTGGCGTTGAACACATGAAAACTTTGCGGCGCGAGAACGTCCGTGTTCGCGCGAAGGCCAGGTTGATCGGATCACCCTCGCCGTCGACGTCGCCCGGATAGGCGTCGATCTCATCCAGGAACAGATAGCGCACGGCCATCGAGCGCAGCCCCACGGCGCTGTTGGCCCCCGTCATGACCAGCACGCCG